GATATGCCTGTCAGTTGCAGTTTGTCCGCCGACCCTGATGCCGGAGATTTCACCAGTGTGAACGGCGTACCCCGTTTCTCATCCAGTACCGGCGTCACCTGAATGCTGTTGTTCCGGCAAACTCAAAAGCCAGTGTGTGCCATCCGTTATCAAAGACCCCGAACGTATCCAGCTTCGCGTTCTGCTTCTTGTGGTACATCGCGTTCAGGTTCGTCGCATCCGTCTGCAGGAAGAAGGACATCAGCATGTCGTTGCCTTCCTCTGACAGCGTCACTCCCTCCGGCAGGGACGACAACTGCCAGTAAATACCCAGGGCAAACTGATTCGGCACCAGTGCGCCCGGCACCTTAAACCGCACGCTCACACGTCCGCCTTTCTTCAGCAACTCTGCCCCCTGCCCGGCGGCATCATGCTCCAGAAACCAGATGTGGCTTTCCGGTTTGTTCAGTTGCAGGGCCTTACCTCCCGTAGCCCCCTCATCACTGACCACAGCCTCAGCGATGTTTTTATCAACACTGTCTCCGCTCGCCGGTTTGTGATAATAGCGCCAGCCCTGTGATGCCAGGTCTTCACCGGACGCCAGCAGACTCATCAGGGTTCGGTTACTGACCGGGGCTTCCGGCTCTCTCTCCGGGCCTTCACCGGAAGGTCCGGTGGGCTTCACCGTATCAGGCTGTTTTCCGGTAATGAATTCAGCGGTTCTCCCGGCGTGCAACAGAATCGCCGTTGCCAGACGGTCGGAAATAATCCCACGGCGAGCCCATGAACTGAAATGGCTTGCCCTGTCCACAGATGTCCAGGTCTTCTGGTCATTACGCCACTTTGAACCGTAATAACCGACGGCTTCCAGGTCCGGGTCTTCTGCCGGGTCATTGGTCTGCACATTCGCACCATTCTCATCCGTCATTAACGGTACAAAGAAAATGTTCTGCGACTCCTTACCCTTATACCCTCCGTATACTGATGCATACCCTTCCGCATGACGCTGCTTCCAGAAATACGTCGTGTCCCCGCAAATCCACGGTACCGCTGATGCGCTGCCTCCAGTGCACTGTGATGCCTGACCGGCAAGGTCCGTTCTGAACTGATTCACCATCGCACTAAACAGCCCCGGATGCTGCGCATGCGTCCCCACTGCCGCATCACCTTCTCCCTGCATCCACACCACCGCAAGCAGACGGTTTTTCGGGTTCTTCGCCAGTGCGGCTTTAGTCCGGCTCACCAAATCCTGATACAGCGGCTTACCCACACCCCAGCGCAGTGAATTTTCCGATGCACCGGCTGATTCGCTGTATGTGCCGTCTGCACCCGTTGTGAATGCCGAAGCACCACGGCAGCACGGAACCAGCAGAATGCCCGCATTCGCCGGTATAAACGGCAGCAGTTTTTTGGCCATATGCAGCCCCTACCCCACGGTTCCGTACTGCCCCTTTGACAGGTCCGCTTTCGGATGGTTAAGACGGCTCATATCCTGCACATCATGCAGACAGTGGTCCGCCGGAATAATGTCGTTATACTTACAGGCGGCACCTCCCGGTGTCACCGTACTGCGGCGCGCCAGCTGCTTAATACGCGGGTCCGGACGGTCATACGTCTCCGGCAGCGGAAGGCCTTCACCATATGCCATGCTGTTTGACTGGCCTGCCAGAACCACAACAAAGTAATACTCCGGGTCGCTGGTGGCGCTGAGTACTGTGCCTTCTCCATCCGACGGCTTCACCACCACAGGTGTGCTCACATCACCTTCTGCGACAATCGCCTGAATAAGTGCTGCGCCATCATCCGTATACGAAGAAAACGGCCCGCCGTATGGCTGCCATCCTTCACGAATTTTTTGAGCAAGTGTATCAGCAAGGTCTGACGGCGACGCCGCCCTGACCACGTCATAGTGTTTAAATGCCATGAATCCTCCCGGCCGGGATAATGTTGTGAGTCAGATAAGGGGCGGGCTGAAGTCCGGAAGTTACAGGACAATGACAGAAGGAAGACTACAGCCCGCAATCGAAAAAAGGCCGCGCAGTTGCGCAGAGTGATTACTGTCGGGTATTATTCGCCAGCTGAAAAATTGATTACTTCACGTTTTGTTGTTTATTCCTTGCTGCCCGCGTCTCCCGGCGCGGGCTTTTTTTGCATGTAAAAAGGCTCCTGCGATGAGGAGCCTGGATATATGCCTAATCTCTGTATACAGCATGATGCCGGGTGCCTCCCGGTGAATTCTGCAATGACCAGACAGAATCCGCAACTTGCCTATACAATACGCAACCAAACATCTGTCATTATGCCCCTCCGCTCAGGGGGATTCATCATACAGGATTTTTTTTAACAAATGCTCAGCCAGACAGGCAACCGTCAACTGACTGAATTGTGAGTGATTTAACATTTCACTGCCCGGTGCCTTCCCCTCATTAAAAAGCCCCTCCGGAGAGGGGCTAAAGCCGCGTATCTGTATCATCATGCGCATGGTGCCGGGTGCCTCCCGGTGAGTTCAGTATCAGCACCTGAACCCGCACAGAAAGGATAAGGGATATAACCAACCACCTGTCGCTGATATGCCCCTCCGCACAGGGGGATTCACCATGCCTGTTCCTTTTAACAAACGCCCCGCAAAACAGACAACTGTCAACCGTCTGAATTGTGAGACATTTAAAATTTTCGGGGCGTAACTGATACCCGGTTAATTCTGCAATATCATCCGTTCTGACTGACTAAATCCTGAACTTCCCTGACAGTCTGCTCAAAACGTTCAGTCTCCAGCTCAACGCCAGTTGCACGACGTCCCAGCGCCATCGCTGCTTTGACTGTCGAACCCGACCCCATGAAGAAATCTGCAACCAGGTCACCCGGACGACTGCTCGCGCTGATTATCTGCTGCAGCATTTCTGCTGGTTTTTCGCACGGATGTTTCCCGGGATAGTACTGCACCGGTTTATGCGTCCACACATCGGTGTACGGCACCTGCGCCGTCACGCCAAAATACCGCCGCAGATACTTATATTCACTCTGCAGTTCCGCATACTGCCGGTTCAGTTCACTGTATGTGCTGACCAGTTGGTGATGTGGCTTTTCCAGTTCTCCGCGCTGATGCTTCTCTTCTGCCACCCGGGCAAACAGCGCCTGTAATTTCAGATAATCGCTTTCGTCCGGTAGCTGCCACTGGCTGGCACTGAACCAGTGCGACACCATGTTTTTCTTTCCTGTGGCATCAGCAATCTGTTTTGCCGTTATCCCCAGGGCAGCACGTGCATCACGAAAGTAAGAAATCAGCGGGGCCATCACATGCTGTTTCAGTGCCCTGCCCTTCGCCTCATACCCGGCATCTTTCGGGCGATACGGCCCCTGATAATGTTCCGCGAACAGAATGCGCTCTGTGGCGGGGAAATACGCCCGCAGGCTTTCCTTGTTGCACCCGTTCCAGCGTCCGGACGGCTTCGCCCAGATAATATGGTTCAGCACACTGAAGCGTTCACGCATCATGATTTCAATGTCAGACGCCAGGCGATGACCACAGAACAGGTAAAGACTTCCGGCAGGTTTCAGCACCCGCCAGAACTGCGCAAGACACTGGTCCAGCCATTTCAGGTAATCCTCATCCCCCGTCCACTGGTTATCCCAGCCCTCGGGCTTCACTTTAAAGTATGGCGGGTCTGTGACTATCAGATCGACAGAGTTTTCCGGTAAGGTCTGGATAAATTCCAGGCAATCAGCGTTGATTAGCTCACAACTGGATATTTTTTACAGTATTAGCCATAGATCAATAAGCACTTCTCTGATAGGCTCATTCTGCTTTTGCGCAAAGCAGTGGGCCTGAGGTTTGCTTGTGATCCGGACGCATGAGCAGATGGCTGGTGAGTGCCCCTAACACCCACCAGCCGCCCATTTACCACAAATAAAAAAGCCTTCAGGACTGAAGGCGTCTGTAACAACCGAACTGATAGTCTGCCAGACCCGCCATAACAAGCTGGGTCAGTATTAACTGACAGCGTTCGCGTGAAAGGTACGTATTCTGTGCAATCTCCCCGACTGTCGCCGGTTCGGTGACGCTTAATTCATTAAACACCACTCTGGCGGTTTCTGTCATATCCTGCTGTTTCAGCATGTCTTTTCCCCTTTTCCGGTTAACGTGACACACCAATAACTCTTGTCGAAAAAGCCAGCAAGCTGAAAGAACGGTATTAATAACCACCAGCGAATTTATTGCGCTGCTGTATATTACGGACACAAAAAAACCACCTTCCGGTGGCTTCCTTGTGCGAAAAAACTTGCGTTTCGCCTCGCGATACAGCCTTGCGAAGCTTATACGGATTGAAGCAGTTTATTGATCAGTTTGCAACATTTTTTTCTCTGTAACAAAAGCCATACGCATGGGGGCATGTAACATAAATTCAGATATCCCCAACCACTGATCAATTCGGCGTCTGCACGTAACCAACGTCCACTCAGGATGATCTGCATTTAACCTTTCGGCCATTTTCAGTTTGCTCATTCCCCGTCCTTCGTACCTTTGCCGGAGAATATTGATTAGTCCGGGATATTCCCCAAGCACCTCACTGATAACGCGATCAATAATCAACGCCTCTGTGTCTGTACAATGTGACAACCAGCTCTTCTGCTTCCCTCTGGTCATATCCCGAAAAAATGCCTCAAGTTCCGGTTTATCCAGCCCGGATTTCTTCATTCTGCGTAAAACTTCATTAACTGCTGTTTTCGTCAGCTTTTTCGAAACCAGTAACCGGTTAAACATATTTCCGGATTTACCCCCACCGATATACGACCACCGCCCCCACATCCGTAATTTCCCCTGGATCCAGACTGCTTCCAGCGTGTTCAGGCGTAAATGTTCGCCGCTTTTGCCTGTAATTTCCGGATATATCATATTTACGCTCACTCACTCTCAATTTTGTAAATCTTCACACCCAGCCGACCACCAGGAACAAGCTGACCACGTACAATATTGATTTCATCAAACTGCTCGTCATCAATGAGCACTCCCGCATGCGTCAGCGCATCCAGCGGTGCTTTCAGAATGTTGTCCAGGTCACGACGACGCTTATCCGGTGGCTCTGCAATAATTTTTATTGCCAGCCGTCCGGACAGGCTTAATTTCAGCCGCTGCTGGCGAACAATAAGCGCCACTGCACGGCGATAACGCTCCCCGGCTTTTGATACAAAATATGTGCTGCCACGGCGTCGCCAGTAAGTGTTCACCGTCGGCGGGTAAGGTAAAACCAAATCTATGAGCATCAGTCACCTCTTTTACCCGAGCACGCCAGTCGCAAAGGCGTGATCAAGAAAACGAAAAATTAACTCAATCTGAGAGCCGTACTTTTTCTCAAACTCCAGCGGGTCTGCATGAAGTTCGTTGTGGTGCTCCCGGCACAACG